ACTGAAGAGGATGCAAAGAATGGCAATGGAGACTGGGCACAGAGAGTATAGATATCCAAATAGTCCTCAGACTGCCTTTTCTTACCAGTCATTTGATACGACTACCATGGCTCCTGAAATGGATATGGTTATTTATGACGGAAATACTGGGACATACAGAACATCACAACAAGACAGAAAAATAAGGGCGCTAGAGAAAGAGCTGAGTAGTAAAAAATCTGATGAAGAATCGGCTAAGGAGAAAGAAGAACAGTCTCTCAAAAATCTCATAGCATATTACTATAATCGCTAGCCTAACTCATTCACATTCCCAAGGGGGGAGAAAAAGATATGTGGCCATTTAAAAAGAAAATTAAAGACGTAAAACAACATTTTCAACTCTTCTCTTTTAGTGCTGGTCCAGAAGAAAACTCGGTCAGGGTCATCAACGACAAATACAAAATGATAATGAACGCCGATGTTCCTTACGGGGAAAACGGGACTGGACAGAACTATCTCTGTTACCTGGACTGGAAGAAAGTCCGATTTAACGGCGGAGACGGAACTGACTCAGACCTTTTTTACAGAATAATCCGACCTGTAAACGAGGACTACGACCCAAAGACAGAGTTTCCAGTAAAAAGTATTCCTAAGTCATTGTTTATCTAACCCCTCTAGCAATAAGTAACGTGAGTAAGAATATGAGTAACGAAAAAGAAATCAACAAAGAATGGGAGAAATTAGGAATATGGGGAGGAAAACATGCTATTGAACGTATTAGTAGTTTTATAGACGAAAAGATAGCCTCCGCCGTAGAAGCGAGGGAGAGGGAGATAAGTGAGGAGGTGGAGAAGATGAGAAAAGAAGAAAAAAATCTACCAGAAGTAAAAACGGAAATGGATTTATGGGAAATTTGTGAAAATAATAGGAATATCGGAGGCAATGATGTTATTGAAAAAGTCATCGCCATCATCAATCCATCTAAGGAATAATATGTCGCTCAATCGTTTCGCTGGAAAATGCTTTATATGTGGTCACGATGTCCCTACTGGAAAGGGAGACTTTCAGAGCGTAGGAAGTTTGCCGAAAGATATTCGTAAGAACTACACAGGCGCGAATTATAAAGGAAAATGGCTCATCAGGTGTTTTAAATGCAAAGGTTCTGGTAATTATCCATCTAAGGAATAAAAATATGAAACCAAGGAAATTTCAAATCATCACTGTTAAAGTAGATATCCACCCAGACGGAGATGTATATGTTCATGACGCAAAAGATATCTGTCACATCATTGGACAGTTGTCAGAAACAGAAGAAATTACCATTGTAGGAATCCCAGACAAGTGTTATAAAAAAGCCAAAAAGATAGGGAAACTATTGTAATCATCCATCTAAGGAATAATATTATGAACGAAAAAGTACTAGAGGCGTTTGATAAGAAGTTTTCCTATTTATGGCAACATAAGGAAGACAATATGCTTGGCTATCCGCAAGTAACTCAACACGAAGCAGTAAAAGCCTTCATAATCAAGTCTTTATCTGACCAGAGGAAGGAGATATGTAAGGAGGTGGAGAAGTTGAAAGATATGACTACTACAGAATTTGGCGAAGAAACTGTTTCTAGGCTGGAAGTCTTATCTATAATCAAAGTAAAGTAATTTATACATATGGAAAAACTAAATGTTGATTATAATGGGGCGTGGGGACAATCGAATGAAGCTCTCATTGCTAGAAAAGTAAATGAAATCGTTAGATGGATAAATAACCCTTGCGACTCTCTCGGATGTAATACTCTACCAGAGAAATGTTGTGAGAAATGCCAAGTCGACCATTCTAAATGTTGTGACAGGACAAAAACTCCTTGTATAAACGAAGAATGTGAATGCCATCACCATAGTGGAATAAATGGAGAGTGCGACCATTGTGAAAACTGCGATTATAAACCAAATCATACTCTACCAGAAGAGAATGATTGCCCACATCACGGACAGACAGGTACAGCAATAGAAAAGTATTGGGGACATCCTCTAACTTCTAAATGTTCTTGCCAGCCCTCAGAACCAAAACACAATCATATCAATGGGACAGCAGGATGTGGTGAGTGTCAGAAGAAAGAATACTGTTGTATTTGGAATGGAGAAAAAGGCCTCCACCATACCAAATGCCCTAATCACCTAAGCAATAAGCAGTCTGAAAGGAAGGAAGAGAACAAAATGATGACTGGAAGCCCTAGTTTAGACGCTTTCAATCAAAAAGAAAAAGCACTCTTCGATATGGTCTATCAATGGGGGAAGATAGGAATCGTTACCGATGAGAAGTGCAATGCTTTTCAGGACTTAATTAGGGAAATAAAAGATAATAAATAACTATGGACATCATCGGAAGAATAAAATGTTTCTTTGGATTTCACGACTGGTTTGATTCAGGTGATGGATTCAAAGGATGTGTAAGATGGCATTGTAATAAATAATTTCATAAGAGGTATGGAAATAGTAATAAAAGTGGTATTAGCAATTTTTATAGGAATCCCTTTGGTTTATGTGTTTGGCGGGCTCTTGTTAGAAATATGGAGAATAATTCTGCGTATTACTAAGGAATAAAAGTATGAATGTAAAAATAGTAAACTGCGGAGGAGGAAGATTCGAGATTTTGAGCGACGGAAGAGTATATGGTCGTTGGTCAGCAGAATATCTTCACGCCCTTAAAATGGCAATAGAAGAAGCCTTTCCACAACTTAATCTTGCTCCAGTGGAATACCACTTTAAAAAAGTAACAACAAAAAAAGGACACGGGAATGGCTACAAGAGCAAACTCTACGGAACGCACAAAAAAGACTGGTCGGAAATTAAAAATAATCCATCTAAGGAATAACTATGGCTAAAGTATCAAAATGGGAAAGCACGAAGAACATATTTGTCGGTTCAATAACTGGGGGAAGTGTGGAATAGTAACAGATGAGAATTGCAATGCTTTTCAGGACTTACTCAAGGAGATAAAAGAGATAAAATAATATGAAACTTATATACATAGAGTGGCAAGACGCAGTACATAACGCCGAATGGTTTCCTGATGATTTAGCCGAGAAATGGCACGATCAAACTCAGTACACTATCAAGGAATGTGGATGGCTCGTAAAAGAAGACAAGAAAGGTATCACGCTCGCCTGTCGTTTGAAACCTAAGGACAACAATACCGATATGCAGTTTGGAGGACTCCAATTTATTCCAAAGCCGTGGATCATCAAAAGGAAGGAAATAAAGCTATAAAATACATAGGTGGTACAAAGTGTTCACTTTTGTGTATAAAACGCTTAAACATCAAAATCTGAAGCCTAGGAGAATTGTAGTGGGTGGAACTTTTAATAAAAACAGATATGGAGGAGAAAATCAAAAGGTTGGTAGAAATTTTGAAGGAAGTAGAAGATCACGGCATAGGAGAAGTGAAGATTACTTTGAAAGAAGATGGAGTGTGGATCATCCGGGCGGAGAAGTGGACGAGACACCCTTCTGATGTAGCTATATCATTCGCACTAGAGAACGCATTGAAGTGGACATTCAGAGGGGTAGAGGTTTATGATACAGGGGAGAGGCTTTTAAAAGAACATAAGGATATAAAATTATGAAATATTTATACGGAATACAACCAACAGGAAGAATACATTTAGGAAACTACTTGGGCGGTTTGAAGCTGGCGATTGAGAAGAAAGCGACTATTTTGGTAGCTGATTACCACGCCCTAACCACTGCTGATATTTTTCAGGTGGACGAAAATTGTAACTTGATGCGCGACCAACTGCATACTCTTGGAATTGACTTTAAGTACCAGACAGAAGCGAGTGCCGGACTTGCTTGGAGAATCCAGTGTGCTACGCCGATGTCCGACCTCAAGCGTATGACCCAGTTCAAGGACAAGGGAGAGGGGAATGTTGGATTGTTCACTTATCCCTGTTTAATGGCGGCTGATATTATCCTCTCTGGGGCAGATGTTGTTATTGTTGGCGAAGACCAGTTACAACATATGGAGTTCTACCGCCGAACTTGTAAGCGTTTAGGAATTAAAAAAATAGCAGAAACACTTCTCACAAAAACACCAAGAATCATGTCCATCAAAGACCCGACTAAAAAGATGAGTAAAAGTTTAGGAGACGAACACTGCCTCTATCTCGGCGACCACGAAGCGAACCGTAAAAAGATTATGAAGGCTCCGACTACATTTGATGGAGTTATTAACTTAGAAAACATTGCAAACGGACTGGGCGTAGAATTTGATGATACCTTTTTAAAAACTACAAAAGAGAATATCATTTTAGCTATGGAGAAAATAACGGGTTAGATGCTTGACTGATAAAAGAAAGTGTGCTAAAATAGAGGTAATTAAATAAGCTGTTCGAACAACGACGGCACGACCTTAAATGGTTTGTGCCGTTTTTTTTGCATTTTAAAAACATTATATTCATTCGGTGGTTAACGCAAACACATTAAACGGCGGATCGGGGCTGGCCCCCGACTGAACATAATAATATGATCTACTACCGAAAAATCAATGAACCGGGAATAAGTTTTATTTTTAAGATAGTTTCTATTGGATTCAGGATTGGGTGGGTAAAAAGGCCACTGTGGGAAATAAGTAGATTGGAAATAGGATTTAAAAATTGGCAAAAATACATCGATGTCTGATAACTGGATAGACAAAGCAATAATGGCAACAGAAAAACAAGTAAAAGCAGTGGAGGCTATGGTGGAAAATGGTGGAATAGTGAGTAGAGCAATGGAAGAGGCTGGTTATTCCCCGAATACTGCTAAAACTCCTCAAAAACTCACAGAGAGTAAAGGGTTTCAAGAGATCTGCGAGGAATACGGACTTACAGATAGTTTAATCATAGAAAGCCTTGTAGATGATATCAAATTAAAGCCTCAAAATAGAAAACCAGAATTGGAACTAGGAGCAAAAATAAAAGGAATGCTGATTGATAAACAAGAACATAGCGGAGTGGTAGAAGTGATAAGCGGAATCAATTACGTAACCCCCAATGGAGATAACTCTACGACCAACACTGAAGCAACACCAGGCGTATCAAGCCCTGAATGATAAAGAGATTGATACTGTTTTTTTAGGTGGTGGAGCAGGAGGCGGAAAGAGTTGGTGGATATGCGAGTCACGTTTGATAAATGCCCTGAGATTTCCTGGTTACAAGAGTTATATCGGAAGAGAAGAGTTGAAGCGGTTGATGCAGTCTACATACGTTACGTTCACGAAGGTTTGTCAGTATCACAAAGTACCGGTAGGAACGTACAAGTTGAATGGACAGTATAACTACATTGATTTCAAAAATGGGAGCCGGATAGATTTGCTCGATCTCAAGTTTCTTCCCACTGATCCGTTGTATGAACGATTTGGTTCGCTCGAATATACAGACGGCGCAATAGAAGAGGCTGGAGAAGTACATTTCACCGCGTATGATGTTTTGAAAACAAGAATTGGAAGGCATAGGAATAGAGAGTTCGGATTGCACCCAACCACAGCGATAACAGGAAATCCGAAGAAGAATTGGACATATACGTTGTTTTACAAACCATTCAGAGACGGATTGTTACCGAAAGGAATAGCGTTTATCCAATCACTTTACAAAGATAACGGATATACCGCAGAGGATTATGAGAAGCAATTACAGCAGATTTCAGATAAGGCCACAAAACAAAGACTGATGTTCGGGAACTGGGAATATGACGATGATCCGACAGCCTTAATAAAATATGAAAACATTGTAGATTTATTTACAAACACGATTGATGACACAAAGGAAAAGTTTATCACGGCAGATATAGCCAGATTTGGGAGAGATAAAACGGTGATAAAAGTATGGAGAGGGCTAGAGTGTTATTTAATAAAGACATTCACTAAGCAAGGAACAGACGTATCGGCAGAAGAGATAAAGAAGCTAGAAAGAGATGAGAAAGTACCAAGAAGCCATATCTTAGTAGATGAAGACGGTATAGGCGGTGGAACACTCGATTTATTGCCAGGAGCTAAAGGTTTTATAGCAAACAGTGTACCGATATCAGGCTATGGAGAGAAAGAGAATTATCAAAACTTGAAAGCCCAGTGTACCTACATAATGGCCGAAAAGATAAATGAGCATAAGGTTTCAATTAAAAACTGCGAACAAGTAACAAAAGATTTGATTATATCAGAACTAGAACAGATTAAAAGCAAAGACTCAGATAAAGATGGGAAGCGAAAGATTATTGGTAAAGACGAGATAAAAGAAGTTCTCGGACACTCTCCTGACTACGCAGATAACATAATGATGAGAATGTGGTTTGAACTAAAAGAGTTAGAAAGCGAAGAAATACTAGACCCTACTTTTGAACAATTTGGTACTCATTACGTTGACATATAAATATGGAATATCCGCAGACAGCTAACTCTACACTAGCCCCTGCGCAAGATGCACAAACACAAGAAAATAAGCAATCATCGAAAGATATCGTTGCTGTTTTGTTTAAGGAAAAGGACTCTTACGAACAATCCACCAAAGACCAAAGGGCAGAAGTAAACGAGATTTACAACGCCTATATGGGAAAGATGGAGAACGTGAAGAATCTTCCCTATGCCAATAAAGAGACTATTCCGAAAATGCGGACAGAGATTGCCTACATAAAACCTCAGATTTTCTCTGGCGAGCCTGAAATTGAAGTCGAAGGCGTAGGTGATGAAGACAAAGCCTTTTCAAAGATTCTCGAGAAGATGGTAAACCACCGCTTCAAGACTATCCCTCAGTTCTACGAGAAGATAGAAAGCTGGGTACACCAATCAGTCACTTTTGGAACATCAATCATCAGAGTCATTTGGAAGTTCGAAGTGGAAGACAACGGAGACGGTACGCAAAGCCCGGTTAAAGACGAACCAGATCTCGAAGTCCCGAATATCCTCGATACTTTCAAGAACCCTATTATCACGGAGATAGAGAATCAGGCGTGTATGATATTCCGCTCTGTCCTCCCGGTAGATGAAGTGAAAGAGAATCCGATGTATGACTATGTTGAGGAACTCGGAGATGGAACACCAAACAGAGAGAAAGTGATGTCTCGTGGGAACTATAAGGTAGACCAATACAACTCTTCTTCACAGGTACAAACGGACATCGCTAATGCACAGAAGGCTACCGATGGGCTGGTAGAGATTTATGACCGTGTGACTGATGAAAGAATACAAACCGTGGCTGATGGAGCAGAACGACTGGTACTTCGTGATGTAGCTAACCCAGACGGGTTCATTAACGCTGTAAAACTCACTTTTGAACCAAACGCTATACCAAACAGATTCGATGGATTGGGAGTAGGTCAGAACACTCTCGGACTTGGGAAGATGTATTTCTCGATGTTCAATCAGACATTGACTGGAGTAAAGCTGACAAATAACCCGATGTTCATATTCGAGAAGGGAAATGGAATCGATACTCGACAACTCGTTACAAAGCCAGGTGGTGGAATTGCTGTCGATAAGAGTCAAGTGCCATTGTCTGACAGGATTATCCCGATTCAGTTCCCAGACGTGAAGAGTGGGGCTATCGATATCTTAAATAAGATGGATGACGAGCATAAGAGGGCATCAGGAGCGAATGATCTGCTTCAGGGTTCAGCTTCTAACGCAACGCTCGGACAAGACCAACTCGCTCAATCAAATACCTCAGCTCGCTTTGAACTCATACAGAGACGATTCAAACACGCTCTATCAGACGTAGCGGATATGATAATTCAAATGGAACTGCGTAATCTTCAGAGTCCTGACGCTGATATTCTCCGAATCTTCCCACAAGAACTCCGTCAGCAAATCTATGAACTGCTCATTTCAGAAGCCAAGAATGTAAAGTACAACGTTTCTGTCAAAGGAACGACTAACGTGGCCAGGAATAAGAACCTCGAAGCCAAACGACTGGTAGAACTCTTCCAAATAGCAACAAGCGTTCAGACAGCTCAAGGACCACTCCTTTCAAATGAAGAGATGAGAGCTTTCCTTAGAGACATCGCTGAAAAGGAAGGAATGGACAGTATCGACGAGAAGATCGCCGCTCAGAGTCCACAACCTCAGATGCCACAGCCACAGATTGACCCGAATACAGGACAGCCAATACAGGGGATGCCAAACCCAATGCAAGGAGCAGTCAGTCAGCAAGGGCTTAATCAAGGAGCAATGAACGCACAATAAACTATGGAAACTCTACGCCAAGAACTTGAAGAACTGAATGACGTTCAGCTGATGATTCAATCAGAGAACTTTCAAGAGTACATCGTAAAACCAATGAGGGAGTATCAGAACGAACTCAAGGACGCTTATCAATGTGAAACTCTCAAAGAACTCTACGCCGTCAAAGGGAAGAAACAAGGCAGTGAAAAGTTCTTCGATGTATTGAAAGGAATAGCTGAAGACAGAAAAGCGAAGGTTGTCGAAATAAACAATGATTAGAAGTCTCTTCACGGGGCTAACGCCTCGAATAGAGTTTTTTAATAAAGGTCGAATCAACTCTCTGTAGTATGTAAATTGAACTACAGATCAATCTAGAAACTCTATATTGTAAATATGGACACTATCGAAACAACAGCAGAACCCGTAGGGAGCGACGGCGCTACGTCCTCTCCGGACACTTCTACTCAAGTAGATACCCTACCTGTAGAATCGCCGGAAGTTGTTAGCGCAAACGAAAGCGGTGAAACAGAAGCACCCGAAGTCCTCTTAGCAGGCAAGTACAAAAGTCAGGAAGAATTGGAACGTGGCTATAAAGAACTGGAAGGAAAGTTAGGAGACTTAGGCCAAAAAGCCTCGGTAGCCGACCTCCTTCAAGAGAAGTATGGCATCACACCGGAACAACTCCGACAGACGATTGATGCTGAAGAACAAGCCCGACTTGACCAAGCTATCCAGGAAAATCCTGGTTTGGCAGCGTATAAGGAAGTGCAGAAGCTCCAGCAAGAACTTGCTTTACGAGATGAAGAGAGAGAACTCGATTCTTTCCTTCAGAAAAACCCAGAATATACTCCACAACGCGACAAAATCCTTAAACTCGGATTATCCTCTGAACAGGATAAGACGTACGAGGAAATCGCTCGAGAATGGTTCGGAGAATCTCGCGCTCAAGGACAGAAGGATGCCTACAAGAAGATTGAAGTGAAGCAAAATACACAGGCGACAGGGGTATCAAGCGTACCCAAAAGGCAGATAAGTGTTGAAGACTTGAAAAATATGTCATCAGCAGAAATCGAGGCAATTATGCCTCACGCCGATATCTCAGATCGTCCTGTCAGATAAGTTATGGCTCAAGCCAACCTTACAACTACCCTGACTCCCGAAATGGCTACGTTTTACGACAAAGTCTTCCTCGAGAGACTCCAGGTAGAAACCTGTTACGACTTCCTCACATCAAAGAAGAACATTCCAAAGAATAGTGGAAAAGTTGTGTACTTTACACGACAAACCGCCTTTACTGCGACGAGTGGTTCTTTGACCGAAGGAACGACGCCAACAGTTTCAGCCTTCACCGCAGCTACCGTATCAGCAACAGTTGCTACTTACGGTAAGTACGCAGACTTCTCTGACCTCTTTGCTCTTACCACGATTGACGCTGGTTTGAAGGAAAAGGTCTCGACGTTTGGACAGTACGCTGCTGAAGTTATGGACACAGCCCGTTTGTACACGATGGTTGCTGGTGCAACTACTCTGTTCCCTAACGGAAAAACTCCTGCAGCTGCTAATCCTTTGACAGCTCTTCTTTCGACAGATACGTTCGATGTTGCGGATCTCCGCCGTGTCGTTCTCACTCTCAAGAAGAACAAAGCTCCGAAGTTTGAAGCTCCTGCTGGAACACTGAACAAAGGTGGAGCATACCGTGGTGTGATGTCTTCTCAGGCGTATTACGATCTGCTCGGAGATAGCACAACTGGTGCGTTTACCGCAATCAGTGTGTCTACAGACGCAGCCAACACGAAAATGGTTCGTGACCAGGAAATCAAGAGACTCGCAGGTTGCGATATTATGGAATCCAACAATATGTACACAGAAGTGTCTGCCGGTGCCGGTGCTATCACCGAACTCGCATACTCTAACCTGTTTGCAGGTAAGGATGCCACGATCGAAGTCGACGTTGCAGGATCTGGAAATCCTCACATCATCTACAAGCAGTCAGGTGAATCAAGCACCAACGATCCGTTGAACTTGACGAACACTCTCGCTTGGAAAGTCGATGCGTGGGCGTGTGTAGTAGCCAATGCAAATTGGTTGATAAATTGCAAGAGTTACGGTTTGTAATTCTTAGTGATTGCTTTCGGGGGATATCTCAATCTCCCCTGAGAGAGAGCAAGCAATCGCTCTAAACTCTATAAATAAACTCTATGAAAGAAAAAGTATTCGGAGATCGCGTTCTTTTACAAGCAGTAAATATCTACGAGACAGAAGAAGTCCTTGACCCAAAGACCAATCGTCTAAAGAAGCAAGAAGTTTATAAAGACTTTTCAAGAGAAGGAAAAATCGTCGCTGTCGGTGAAGGAGAGTATGCAAACAAGCTCAAAGTAGGAATGATGGTTTATTATCTTCCCTACGGAGGAGTGGAAATCGACAAACTCTCCAACAAGAAAAACCGTGTGATGTGTATTCCGGCTGAAGATGTATTTCTAGGCTTATGAGTAACTCTAATATAACAATTAGTAGCTTGATTGATGCCTTTAACTCTCATTGGGATTGTCCAGAATGTTGTGTGCAATACACAACATATGGAATGAAACGATGTTTGAATTGTGGTGCAGATATGAGTGCAGTTGTTACTAATGTAGATAAAATGAGCGATACGGATGGTCTTAAAGTAACCAAAGAACTCACAGGCTTATGAATGAATATAACTGGCTTACTGAAATAGTCCCATCGAGCCCAGGGAAAGAGAAACTTGAATCTCTCAGAAATCTCAATAAAAGGGCGGTCTGTATTGGGTATATAAACAAAGAAAGCGATACCCCATTTATTTCCGTTCTAATCGAAGGTGACGATGCACCAGTTCATTATGCACAACACTTTTGGATGAAAAAATGATTATGAGCTATTCTCAAAACTTCCAAAAACTAGCAGACAAATACGGTTTCAAAGTGAAGCCTGCCTGTATGTATGTGAACGGACAGTTTACTCGAAGGCCTGATATTCTCTCTGTTACTTATAACAATCATCATTTGATGACTATCCCTAAAAAGATGTATGGGCAACCAAACGAGAACTATAAGACTCTTGAAGGGAATGTTCAGCCGATGTTCTACGAGTGCGAATACAAAATAAAGAACTGGAACTTCCTCGTGAAACGAACACCTCATATACAGGCATTGGACAAGAAGAAACGTGACCTTATTGCTTTAGAAAAAACTCTATGAATAAGGAAGAACGTGAGTGGTTTCTGTATATCGCCGATGAAATGGTTACTCGTATGATAGCTTTCGGAATGGCTTTAAAACTAACGGAAGGAGAGATGAAGGAAATAATCCAAAAAAATTGTGACGAGTTATGCCCAAAGTAGTAGGAATCCTCACTGACTGGAATCGTCCAGACGGCTCTGAAAGATACGGAGCAGTCGGGTGGTATCGTGTCAAAAATCCTCTCGAAAAGCTCGGGCATAAAGTTCTAGGAGCAATCTCTTTAGGGACACCTGAACTGGCCCTCAAACTGAAGGAACACGGAGATATCTGGTTCTGGAAGCCGGTGGACAATGAAGGAATGAATGTCGATATTGATACCGCTAAGCACTTCACAGGAGCGAAAATGATACTCGATTTAGATGATGAGCCGTTTGCTATCAATGAGAAGCACCCTCTTTATGAAGAAATAAAATCCAAGTCTGCGAGAGTAGGGCGGATGATAGAGATAGCTGACCACGTTGTCGTTTCTACCGAAGAGATAAAAGAGTCAATCAAACATCTGGCCAAGAAAATAACAGTCATTCCGAATGCCATCGACCCTGAAATTTGGAAGGTAAAGAAACCCAAGAAAAGAACAGACGGAAAGATTCGTATCGGATGGGCTGGATCATCCTCGCATATCGCTGACATCCATATCGTCCAAGACGCCATCAAAGAGATCCTCGATAAGTATGAGAATGTTGAAATGTATTTTGTAGGATTCGTATCTGGAGAGTTCGGCGGACAGGATTCCTATAAAGGAAGAGTGTTCAATAAGACCGGTACAGCAGGATATGAGGAATACCCTCAGTTCCTCGCCGATCTTGACCTCGATATCGCTATCGCACCGCTGGAAGACAACAAGTTCAATCGTTGTAAGTCGAATATCAAGTGGTTAGAGAACTCAATGCTTGAAATCCCAATGGTTTTGTCTGATGTCACACCATATAAAGAGTGCGTGACGAATTATAAGACCGGATATCTGGCAAAAAACAAGTCTCAATGGGTAAAGTACCTCTCCTGGCTCGTAGAAAATGAAGAAAAGCGAAAAGAAATAGGAAAAGCAACCAAAAAAGCAGTTTTGGCTGAATACACTATCGATAAACAGCTCCCAAAGTATGAAAAACTCTTCAAAAAGCTCGAAAAGAAAGAAATTACCGTCTATACGGCAGTTGCAGGAGACTTTGATGCTCTTAGAGATCCAGCAGAAGATGATACGGCAGACTATGTCGCATTTACCGACACCCAGTCAGACGGATGGGACACAAGAAAACCCTACGATAAGTTCGTATCAGGACGGCGTAATTCTCGAATACAGAAACTCCTCCCACACCTCTATATTGACACTCAGTATTCCATTTACCTCGATGGGAATATCCGGTTGAAAGTCCCGGCTCAGAAGCTGATAGATGAGTTTTTGAAAGATAAAGATATCGCAGTTTTCCGACATATGGGCAGAGATTGTGTATATGACGAAGCACAGGCTTGCGTAGCTCTCAAGAAAGGAGATCCATTGGAACTCGCAGAACAGTGCCGAGCCTATGCTGAAAGAAAACATCCGAAACACGCCGGACTGGCTGAATGTGGAGTGATTATTCGAAGACATACCAAAGAAGTAGCTAAAATGAACGAGAAATGGTGGGCAGAGTATTGCCGACATTCAGAACGAGACCAGATGAGCTTTCCTATCGCGTTCGATTTGGACAAGGTGAATCTCATTGAATCAAGTGCTTGGAGACATCCTTGGTTCGAGTTCGTCGGACACGCTAACGAAAAAGATAATACCCGTTGGGAAAAATTATGAGCGTCTACTATTTACCTTGGGGCGGAGAAAATATGGCGAGTTCGAGACTGAGAGTCTTCAACATCGGACCATTCATTCCTGATTCATTCATCGGTTGTCCGCCAGAGTACAAGAAAGGAGATGTCCTCATTATCCAAAAGCGACCAGATAGAGAAGAGATGAAGAAAGCTCAGTCTCAAGGAGCAAAAGTCATATACGATATAGACGATTATTTTTGGGACAAGAGCGAGTTTCGTTTGATGGTTCACGACGCTGATCTGATAACGGTAGATACCGAAGAGAAGAAGAGATATCTTCCTAGTGCAGTAGTCATTCCTGACTCACTCGATTGGGACGGTATAAGCCAAGAGAAATCACTTAAGAATGGAATCATCGGCTGGACAGGATACGGGAACGCCTCTCATTACCTAAATGTAAACCTTCCGAAAGAATACACATTAAGACTCATTACTTCACCAGATTGGTACAAAGGACTCCCAGACCCAGAAGCGAAGATACAGAGCCGACCGTGGAGTCTCGATATGGTAGATACTTACCTCCGAGAGTGCGAAATGACCATTTACCCATTACCAGAAGGAGAGTTCGAACAAGTAAAGGGAATGCACAAACTTCTCAAGGCGTGGGCTAATAAGATTCCTTGCTATACCTCACGAATGCCAGACTATGTAAAGGCAATGAACGAGGCAGGAGTCGGAGAAAAGTATCTCATAGATGATTGGTCAAAGTTGAAGAACATAGGATTTGATGAGAAGTGTTATGAATATGCGATGAAGTATAAGTCCGATAAGATAGCCCCATTATGGAAAAAAGCGATAGCACAAGTAAGCCGGTAGAGTTCTTTGAAATCTATACAGAGTTGTTCACTCCACTGAAGGACAAGAAAATCCGAATCCTTGAAATAGGAATAGATCGTGGCGGGTCACTAAAGATATGGCGAGACTACTTCAAAAAAGCAGAAGTCATCGGACTCGACATCGAATACAAGGAACCGATTGAAGGAGTCAAAATAATACAAGGAAACCAGAAAGATACCAATGTTCTGGATTCTCTCGGTTCGCTGGACATCGTAATAGACGACGGAGGGCATAAGATGAGCGAACAAAAGGAAACATTCAAACATATTTTTCCGAGAATGAAAGAAGGAAGTATTTACATCATAGAAGATACGGAGACATCATATTGGGCGGAGTTTATAGACGAAGAGCCGACAACGATAGATTGGCTGAAAACTCTCATAGACTCACAGAACGAAGAAGTGATACGAAACGAAAGAAGAAGCAAACAGCAAGACAGAGTAGTTGAACCATACAAAGCAAACTCTATAACATTCTACACAGGGCTATGCGTCATAAAAAAGTAAGCTACAAGGATAAGATTGCGTACCTTGGTTGCGGTGAGTTTCCAATGCAAGGTGCTATCAATGTCGATGTACGAGATTTGCCAGGAGTAGACGTCGTTGCAGACGTTAAAAAACTCCCTTTCAAAGACGGTGAACTCCAAGGTATAGCCTCAAGAAATCTCATTGAACACTTCGGAAGACACGATGTCGGTCCACTAGTGAAAGAATGGGCAAGATGTTTGAAAAAAGGAGGGTTTCTCCATACGGAGACTTGTGATATGGGTCGTGCTATGGACAAGTGGAGAGAAATCCCAGAAGAGAATTTTCTTGACTGTATGTACGGAGCGGAGACCTACGATGAGAACTACCATAAAATGCTAATGACTCAAGAAATCCTAGTGAGACTCTACGAAGAAGCAGGACTTGAAGTTATGCAGGTAGAAGGATTTGAACACCGAGAAATACCACGAATAGTAATTAAAGGAAAAAAATTATGAAAACTCTACAAGTATTGAAGCCAAAAGCAACAGGAAAAGAAATCGCTGCTCTTAAAAAAGTTATAGATTCTGGCTGGTGGGGAGAAGGTCCGCTGGTAGCAGAACTCGAAGAAAAATGGGCGAAATACACAGGGGCAAAGTATGCGGTAGCGACCAATAGCTGTACATCCGCTTTGGATGTTGCTTGCCGTCTCAATATTCTTCCGAAAAAGGTGCGTGTCAGTGCATTTACCTTCGTATCTTCCGCTTTGGCACCGCTAAACGCAGGGTATGAAGTAGAGTTCGTTGATATAGATGAGAAAAGTCTCTGTACGAAAGAGGCTGATATTCAAGTGATGTATGCCGGAAACCAATTTGGTAAAGGAATCATTTACGATATGGCTCATTCGGGAGGCGTGAAACACAAGGGGATTGTCTCTTGTTGGTCGTTTCATTCAGTAAAAAACCTTCCTGCAGGGGATGGTGGAATGATCACGATGAACGATAAGACACTCTATGAGAGGGCAAAGGCTTTGAGCTGGTGTGGTATCTCGAAAAGTACCTGGAAACGCTCAGGAAAGAAGTATTCTTGGGACTACGACATCGTAGAAAGGGGACTAAAAGCCCATATGAACGACATAACAGCTTGTATTGCTCTCGAACAGCTGAAAGTTCTCGATAAACGGAATGAATATCGTAAAAAGTTGGCAGAAACATACGATAAGTATCTCCCCAAAGAGATCAAGCGACCATTCCGCAGTGGGAGTTGGCACCTATATACGATTCAGGTAGAGAAAAGAGACGAGTTGTTTGATTACTTGGCAGAAAACGGTGTCGGATGCGGAGTTCATTACAAACCTCTTCACTATTACCCGATTTTCCCAGGAGCGAATCTCCCTGTTACTGAAAAGGTATGGAAAAGAATCATCTCATTACCAATGCACCTCGAAGTGAAGATTTCTGATGTAAAAATTGTGTGTAAATTGATAGAAAAGTTCTATGGAAAGTAACGTATTCAGAGCAAGACAATCAGAATCCTCCCAAGAGCCAGAAACTGCCCCCAGTGAGGTTTTACCAGCGGATTTGAAGGATGATGGGAATAGAGATAAAGCCATCACTGGCGAACCAGAATTGAAGGAAAACTCACTCGAAAAATGGGAAATTTCTAATGGAAAATACGGTGCAGAATACCTCGGAATCAAAGAAACTATCAAAGAATTTCCATACAACGCACAGTTCTCTCAAATAGATAAATACATCAAAGCTGAAATGGAAGAAAGGGGATACGACAAGACTCCAAAGGCGTGGCAGGACATACTAGCCGAAATAGAGGGAGAAATAAAAAGCTCAAAGCTAAACGCCATTGAAAGACTCAAAAAAGTGACTAATTACATAAAGGTTCTACAAAAAATGAGAGAACTCAAGAAAAAAAGAGAATCCTACACTACTTAGAATCCTGTCTTCTGGGAGTGTTGTAGAGTTCACTCCTGGAATACAGAATTTTAACTTAATATCCCGACTGAACAACAGAGGGAACCAGCCTACAAAAGGCTTGTTCTCTCTTTTTAATTTATGCCATACGCAAAAAAAACATTATCAGACCTTCACCAAATGTTGGCCGACAAACACGATGCCGGAACAGTACCAGCCTCTTCAGTGAAACTAGCTCGATATACTCGATTCCTCAATCAGGGGTTGGCGTATTGCTCTGACAAACTCCGATTGGTGAAAAGCACCTCGCTGACGACTGTTTCGGGGACTATCGCACTTCCTGATGATTTCATCTTGATCGGAGAAGTTGTCAATTCTGATGGGCTCGCTGTCCCACAGATAGGTATGGATTCATCAGTGAACGCTTCTGATGGGTATTGGATAAAAGGAAATCAAACTGACGGATTCACGTTGAATATGCCTGCCTCAAGTGATGGAACATACACGGTCTGGTATACCTATCGTCCTGCTGAAATGGTGAATACGACTGATGTATGTGTCATTCCTGATCCTCTCGCAGTGGTGTGTTATGCCTATTCAAAACTCAGAAAATCAGAGACTGACCCTCTCGAAGATGCAGATAGCGAAATGGGTGAATGCGAACGGAGACTGGATGAAATCATCGACCAACAGCAACTGAATGACCGACCACTTGGGTTCACTACCCAAGGAGACAACACAACTAATTGGTTCAAGGCATTATAATGGCAAGCAAAACTGAACAAATTGTTTACGATAATCTCGGCAAAGGCGTTAATACCTTCACCCGAGACACGATGATCAACGACCAAGAGGCCGCGGAAGCGACTGATGTTTGGAGTGTCGGAAAAAACTCTATTGCTAAAAGACCAGGAATCGGATTGGCTATCACACTTCCTACTTCAGCGGCTATTACTGGGCTCGGAACGTACTACAACGGAAACACTCGGGAGCTACTCGCGATGAGTGGGACGACTCTCTATAAAGTAAACCCAGTAGCTGGGACGTACACGGCTCTCACGGCTGCGGTGGCTTCGGCTGCAGTGTGGACAACAGGACTTCGGACAGACCTCTGTCAGGCAGGTGGGTATGTTTTTATTTCTAATGGTACAGATGTCTTACGAAAGTATTCTGGTTCTGCTGTTACCAATCAAACTAACGGAGTGATAGGACGGTATCAGATTTTCTACAAAGCGTCTCTCTGGATCTCGGGAGATACTTCGGCCGGGAATACCGCTCGTCTCTATCGTTCTGGTACTGATGCAAACCTCGGTGATTTCACAAACTCGACCGCCAATCCTTTTGCTACGTCAGTCTATGTTTCTAAAGACGATGGACAGATGCTTAATGGTTTTTTCAAACATCAGGACTTCCTTTACCCAGTCAAGGAACGGTCATTGTGGAGGGCTTCGCAAGATACAACTACCGCCGCTACAATCACGCTCGAACTCGTCGACCCTGCTCGTGGGTGTGACTCTCACCACTCTATAGACACGGTAGAGAATGACAATTTTATGTTCAACGAGAAAGGTGTCTACGCAACGGGATACGAGCCAAACATTCTCGACCAGATTCGCACGAACATTCTTTCGCTCCGTATTGATTCAAAATTGAAATCCATTCAGAAATCACGTTTAGCGTATGTAGAAGGATTGTACTTCGATAACCACTATTACCTCTCCTATACCGCAGGAGGAGGAACAGTAAACGACACGATGATGATTTATGACCGTCAGCGTCTCGGGTGGTGGGAATGGTCTCTCGGAGCGTCGTGTTTTTCAGAGTACAAAGACTCAAATGGAGAAACAAAACTCTACTTCGGTTCTGCTGAGGCTGATGGAAAAATATACTACTTTGACTCAACATTGAAAGCTGACAACGGGGTGGCCTTTGCAACGAATTGGAAATCTCCAAAGTTTTCTTTCAAAGACGTCTCTCAATCGAAAGTATTTCTCAACTGCCTTCTCTACTTCGCAAAAACTGCAGGAACAATTACTTACACGGTTTACATAGACGGAGAACTCTATACCACGGATACGGTAGACGTCGGAAACACGGGATCGGCTGGTATAGGTCAAGGAATGATAGGAGTGGAAATGATAGGTGTCGGTTCTGGTTCGCTCTCACTAGCAGATTCAGGTGGTGGAGACTTCATTCAAATACCTCTTTCTGGGGCAATCGGTCGAAACATACAAGTACAAATCTCCGACAATACAACAGATAAATCTTTTGAGATGAACGCACTCGTCTTCCAATTCAAAAAAATAACGCCTTTATTTCAGCCAAACTAAGCCAAATAACTAAAAAAATATGAGTAGATTACATCAAAATAATTTCGGGACAAATCTCACCAGCAACCAGATTGCAGGTGTCACCACGACCCCGTTAAACTCTATCCCTTCGATAGCGGCTCCGTTCTATATTGCTCTCGATGCGACAAACATAAACGGAAAATACGAAGTAGTCGACGTAACTTCTAAAACAGCCACGAACATCCTCCACGCTGCAACTACTTACGCTCACACAACGGCAGAAGAAGTACGAATGGTTGTTCCTACAGTAGAACTAGACCAATTCAGCTCAGGATTGCTCGCCGTACCAGCCCAACAAGGCTTTCTCATCAACGGGAAAATCTCTGTCACGGACGCAGCTGGAATCACGGTAGCGATTAAAACTCTCGCTGGAACCGACCCGTCTGCTACTGACCCTGTGTATGTACGAATCGGAGATACGGTAAGGACAATCTCCGCCGCTCTCTCGGTAGCTAAAGCTGACGGAACGAACTGGTGTAACGCAGGTTCTGCTGAACTCGCCACCAAGGAAATCGACTACTTCGTCTACCTCGGCTACAACGCGACCGACGGGGTGGTCATCGGCTTCTCCCGCTACCCTGGAGCCAATTCCTACGACGATTTCTCCGCGACCACGACGAACGAGAAATACTGTGCTATCTCAACGATAACGACCGCCGCCGCGACTGACTACTACGAAGTCATCGGACGCTTCGCCGCTACTCTCTCCGCTGGGGCTGGGTACACCTGGAGCGTCCCGACGTACACCGCAAAGAATCTCATACAGAGACCGATATATGAAACCCGTTGGCTCTCCTGGCTCCCAACTTACACGGGGTCTGGGTCACTGACATTTGGTACGGTCACGACAACGGAAGGAACCTATAAGCTCGACCTCAGCAATTTACACTTGAGACTTGTAGCTGTGGGAACCACGGGAGGCACAGGTTCAGCCAACATTCTCGCTACTACTCCTTTTTCCCTCGTCAACACTAACCCAGTTGGATTTGGTGGGTGGGTCGCAGATACCTCAAATGTCGCTGGGTTTTGTTTCGTAAATGCTGCAGCTCAGATTGGGTTTGGAAAATACGACAACTCAAACTTTGGACTCGGAGCCTCGCGAGGTATTCGGACACAGTGCGTATTAAGAACCGTCTAACCCCCTATAGAACCAATCTAATAATCTAAATAAACATATGGCAATCAAAAGAGCAAAAGGTCAGTCGAAAAGAGAAGCAGCAGCAGCCGCAAAAGGTGGAAAGTTGAATTACGCCACAGGAAAAGTGACAATGGCACCGAAGGCGGTATCAAAACCGAAATCAAACGGATTCATCGGTCCAGTTATGCCAGCAACGATGTACGGTCCGACAGCACCTGGGTCTACTGTTCAACCTGGGTACTATAATTCTCAGACAGGCGGTGCTACACCAGTGACTCAAAGAGAACAAGCATCAAAAGCACAATCGAACAAATCGAACAAAGGAAACGGTGGTAAATCAAGTGGACCTTCGGTTCTTTCTGGTTTGAACAACATAAAAAGTGGTTATGCCGCTCCAGGTTTGAATATCGGAAACGGAATGGACACCATAGGTATGAATAATTTACTCAGTAATCCTACAAGAAGTGGTGGGACTCAGGGGAACGGTGGTGGACTTCCAGGTGGAGGTGGGGGACTTCTCGATGGAATGAAAGGATTTTTCTCAACTATCGGAAAGGCAAATGCAGATAGAGGGATGGGAATGTCTTCTGACAATGCTTTCTTAACTAATGCCGAGAGAGCAAGCAATCGCCAAATAGCTTCTGATAATACTCTCGGAATACCTGGTACGAATGCTTCTAATGGAGGATATACAGACAGGAGTTCAAGTGTGATCAGTAGTAATGATGCACCGTTCTTCCCACAAGGAGCTATCGGAAGCGATGGTAATGGTGGGTTTATTTTTCCACAGTCGCAAAATGATGGTGGCTTCGCCCCTTACTCTGAAACAGGTAATACAGAACAAGCTACAGCGTTGGATAATGTCATTTTAAGAGGTGCAAACAGAAACGACCCATTCAACGTACCTAATAGAAATAACGGTAACGGAAGCAAAAACAACTTCGACCCTAGTTTTATGGGGAATGGAGAAGGTGATGCGAATAATGCTTTCTACCAGGATCCAAATAACTTTCCTAACACTCCAGATAATGGGAATAACCAAGTAAGTACCCCTCCTTTCGACCAAGCTCCAGGTAAAGTAACCAATCAAATGCGTGGTTCTGGTCTTTTCGGGACAGGTAAAGGTGTAGGCAACCCAGCAGGTCAAGACGATTCTTACATGAAGGAATTAAGAAAAGCCTATTCATCTAACGGAGGAGAAAAATGGCTCCGTCAACAGTTTGATGAATTGATTAAAGCTCTCGACCCGACTTACGCTCAACTTCAGACAGAAGGAACGAATGCTTTGAATGCCAACCTCAATAACAATTCTAATCAACTCGCTTCAGTGATGAACGCCGGAAACGTAGGGGATTCAGAACAAAGAACTCAACAGCTGGCTCAACTTCAGAGCGGAAACCAAACTGCTCTCGGTCAATTACTGGCTAAACTCTCCACCGCTAAGGCAGGGGATGTTTCACAGTATAAGCAATCCTACGCACAGCAAAGAGGACAACTCGAGGACAAAAACCAGTCTAACCAACAGAAACTTCTTTCACTCATTCAGGATTATAGAAACAAACAAGTTTCAGGTGGTGGGCAAGCAAAACTGGGAGTTCCTACAAGTCAGAAACTCTCTCATAACGACATTTTCAACTGGACACAAGACGCTCTAAAAAAAGGGTATTCTTGGCAGGAAATAGCAGATAATGCAGGTCAGCAGGGAATAGGAACAGAAACAGGCAGCTATCTCGATCAACTATTAAATAACGCCAATAAACAAAATAGATTTGCACAATAATGGCTCTCATACCGATTGATCAGTACAAAAAGACTTCACCAAAACAACAGTCGTTTGGTAAATTAAAGCCACTCGCGCCAAAACCGCGAGTGGCTCAGCCTGTTCAGCCAGCACAGCGACCAGATATACGCCAAAGTGCAAATTATTTGAACGCTGTTTCTAACGCTGATAAGTATAAGCAGGAAGCACAGAAAGCGAACTCTTTTAGTGGAATGGCTGTAAACGCATTAAAAGCAGCACCACAGGCGATTGCAGACACTTTGATAGGAACGCCAGCAAAGTTCATTGCATCGGCTCTAGAGGCACCAAAAGTAGCAATACAGGGTCAATATACGAATAAGACTTACAAAGTACCAGGACTTACTCCTTTCAAGTCTTTTCAGTCTGATTATGGTGATGTTGCTAAAGACGTGGTTGAAGGAAAAAAAGGTATGGGAAGTGCTGCGTGGTCTCTCTCTAAGATACCTCTCGCAGGTCTAGAAACGGGTGTGGATATTGGTGGAATTGCAAAAGGACTCAGTTTGTTGGCAAAAGGAAATATAAAAACCGCTGCTGGAACAGTAGCGGATACATTTCTTCCTACTAATTTTAATAAAGGTCTAAAACCACTTCCTAACAAAACTGTGTCCCAGCTGGCGAACAACGTGGATCTGCAGTCAACACAGAGATTATCGAACCAAGGACTACAAGCGTTACCGCAAAAAAATATAAAAGACTTCTCAACCATTGAGGCATCGAGTCCCAAATTTTCTCAAGATAATACATCATATTTTCTTGAGCCAACAATAGCAAAACTGTCAAATAAAGTCAAGCCGTATTCTCCAAATATAATGCGTTCTGGCGAAAAGTCTCTCTCTAATCAAGGGCAGGCTGGAGTTGCTTTGCGTGACTTGATAAAGAATGAGCAGGTTTCAGGTGATTTACAAGCAGGAAAATGGAAATCACTTGTTCAAAAGTTTACGGGGGATTTGACTGATGTACAGAAAAATAACCTTACAGATGTATTGGAAGGAAAAGCAAACCCGATTGATGCACAAGTCGGTGCTTCTTCAAGGGTCCTAAGAAACTGGCTCAATAAAGTACAGAAAGAAGCAAAGAGTACTGGACTGGATGTTGGTTTTCAAGAAAATTATTTCCCACGAAAATATAACTGGGATGATCTGACAAAATCAAACAGAAAAGAAGGCATTTTACAGCATATGGTAGATACTGGTCAGGCGTCAACAAAGGCTGAGGCTGATTCGTTTCTTAATACTTTTATCAGTAAAAACCGAGAACGTAAAGCAGGGAACCTCGAATTTGAAAGACTCTATGATATCCCTGGATATGAAAAAGACCCAGAAAAAGCTCTGACAATGTATGCAGACACCGCAGCGAAACGTATTTCAGAAGCAAAGTTTTTCGGTAAGAAAGACGAAATATCTTCTGCACTTATCAACAAAATCGCAGAAGGTGGCGGGAATTATCAAGACGCTCAAAAGGTATTTGACTATGTTTACAAAGGGGAACCGAAAAACGCTTTTGCTAACTTCCTTTTGGGATATAATACTTTCACAAAGCTCTCTTTAGGTTTTTTCTCAAACCTTACTCAGTCAGTCAACACTATGGCTAAGGCTGGTTTGCTAAACACCGTTAAGGGAGCGGGTCAAGCCTTATCGCAAGGAATCAAAGCCACCAAATCAAATAATTACGATGATCTTGCTGTTTTAGCAAACACACTTGATGATCACGTTGTAATGCAAGAAAGTGGACTTTCTAACAAGTTCATTCAAGGGACGATGTATCTCTTCCAGAAAGTAGAGAATTTCAACCGACGTACCGCTACCTATGCAGGGAAGTACCGAGCTGAAGAATTAGCGAATATTCTCAAGGCTGATCCACAGTCTGCTTTTGCAACACGACAACTAGAAACACTAGGAATAAAAGTAGAAGATATTATAAAAGGAAAATTAAGCGAACAGCAACTCGCTACTGCCGCGAATAAGATGACACGCATTACTCAGTTTAAGATAGATGCTCTCAACTTACCGACAGCGTGGCGTACTCCTTTAGGGAAAGTTCTTTCTCAGTTTAAGTCGTTCTCGTTTATGCAGACGAAGTTTATTCGAGATGAAATTCTGAAAGAAGCATTGAGAGGAAATCTTGCACCACTCGCACGATTCCTTGCGATTGCTCCGATTGCTTCTTACGTTACACAGTCTGCAAGAAATGCAGTAAATCGTGTTGATCCGAACAATGAAAAATCTAATCCAACGTTTCGAAAGTTTGACCTTTACCGTAAAGCGAGTGGAGATATTCCTACAGATGTAGCCACGCAACTTCAATATGCTTACACAAAAGCAAATAGTAAGTATAGCGATAAGTTAGGGAACGAACATCCGTCAACATCTTTGCTTCAAGATATAAAAAACTTTTCTAGTCCGGTTACTGGACCGAGTGTAAGCGATACAGCAGAATTGCTTTCTTCATTAGATGCAGTGAGTTCTGAAAAAGAAAAAAACAGGATGTGGTACGCCAATCATCCAGCTGCTCAATCAGATCCTTACTTAAACTTGAAAAGGTTCGGAGTAACAAAAATCCCATACGTTGGGAGAGGATTAACAAACACATTTTTCAACTATGAACCTAGTGTAGCAAAACAAGCAAAAGAACTAATGAAAGAAGGAATCCGAACAAATGATAGAGCGAAAATAGATGAGGCAATAAAGCAAGACCCATATCTTTACAATGAAAAAGTAATACAGGGAGTAATCGGAAAAAAGATAAAAGAAATGTCTACGCAAGAAAAAGCTCTTTACGAAGAGATTAAAAGTATGAAAAAAACTCAGCCATTTTTCACTCAATAAACGTAATTTCGCCCGTTTTACTCTCTAAAAACCTTTGTTAAAGCCTTTTTTCTCTCCTCTCTCTGATCAGCATCGGATAGAGAAGTAGAGAAAGGGACTGCAAAGGAGGATTAGGGAATAGAAAGAGAAGCCCGGAAAATCGGGAGCAGTACTTAGAAAGTGGAATATCCTCATTTAGGCTCATCTGCAAAGTATGGACTGAGGTGTACAGATTGGCTCTTACTCTATCTGCATTGTAAGAGAGTGAGTGTCGATGTTGTACGGTCGCGTGTTCTAGCGTTGTGTGCAGTGTTCTATGGGGTACACGATTCATAGAACGGCTAGAACTCCTTGAGTGGTCTTCTTGAGACGCCACTGGTCTGAGGTTCGCTGCAGGTCTGCAGGTGGTTTACTTCCCACGATCCTTTCGAGTGTAGTACAGGATTTTATAAGAGAGACATTGTAGAACTTTATCTCTTACCAGTACATTGGAAAACAAAAAAAAGAGAAGCAAAAAATTCGCCATTAGGCGTATTGCTTCCCTCCGTTGTTCGGTCAGGATATTCAATTGTATAAAAAAATTCCTACCACTCTGAGAAATGATAGGAAGTTTTTCCACCACTTTCTCAGAAAAGTGACGAATCTAATTACTTACATTATACACCCATTTTAATAATTAGTCAATACCTATGGAAGAAAAAAAGCAATGGGAGAAGAAAGAAGAATATAAACCAGAGCAGACTGTGTTTTCAGCGTTTCATTCTGACATAGAAGCGACAGGGAAGAGGATGTGTGTTTCTCATTCGTGGAGGAAAAGAAATGAAATGGAAATAGAGTGTACAAATTGCCCGACTTGCTTGATCGTGGGTATTGACGACGAAAGACTTTTGAACGCTTGATTTTTAACTCGTTTTCTGATATAATAGCACTAATTGAATACGCCCACTGAACAACAGAGGCATTTCCCATTATGGGAGGTGTCTTTCTTTTTATTTATAAACTATGACCGGTATCTCAAAAACAAAATATACATCGCAGTACATCGATAATATGTCTTTTGATGATGATTTGAAAGTGCGTGTTACTGAGATTGTAAACCCAGACGGTACCTATAATATTTCTGATCCTCTCACCAAATACAAAGACGCTGGAATGGACATAGTAGGTACCACAATGTATTTCGGGTATGTAGCATTGGACGGAAGCTGGTACATCAAGGCTCTCGATACGACATCAGGAACAACATTCACGAAAGGAACGAGTGATTATCCGACAGCCTGGACAGGTCGAGCAGGTCTCACATACGATTTATTCAATAACATATTTTAATTTAAGTAACATATAACATTATGGCCGTAGCACTCACAAAAGTAGACAAATTCGCTCTCAATATGGGAAGCAAAGCATTCAACCTCGCAACAGACCAAATCAAAGTCGCACTCACGAATACTGCACCGACAGTAGCAACAATGGGTGTCTATGCGGATATAACATCGCCTATCGCTGGTACAAACCTCTCAGGAGCTACTCCGTTCAATGTCACTACGACGAGCTTTACGCAGACATCAGGAACATCGAAACTGATTCTCGTTGACCTCACTCTGACCGCAACAGGAGCAGTCGGACCATTCCAGTACGTCGTTCTCTACTCTGATACGGCTACCAACAAAGAAGTCATCGGATTCTACGACTATGGTTCAGCTGTCACAATGGCATCTGCTGATACGTTCGTCATTGACTTTGATGGAGCTGCGGGCGTTTTGACAATTGCATAATTGTTTCCATTTGCGACGTTGTTCACGCAGTATGATAGACAAAACCAAACTCACTAAAGCTATCAAAAACAAATACTCATTTAAAGATGAGACGTTCTTTGCTGTTCCGAAAAGTGATTGGAAAGATAAAATTGAAGTAGAAGTCGGCGATTCAAAACAACCTGACTTCAAACCTCAAGTCAAACACCAAAGATGGGACAATGAGTGCAATGTTTCTTACCGGCTCATTCACGATGAACTTACTCCAACAGTAGAAACGGTAGACAATAAAATCGTTTGGAAAGGCAAAGACATTGAGGCTCACTTCTACGACCTCATTGAAGGTGAGGGTGGATACGAAATGGAAGTTGTTTTGAATAAGAAACCAAAAACAAACGTGGTTTCTTTTTCTTTGAATGATAAAGATGTTGAGTATTTCTATCAGCCAGCCCTCACACAAAAGGAAATTGCCGAAGGTTCTAGTCGTCCTGAAAATGTAGAAGGTAGCTATGCCATCTACGCCAAAACACCAAAGAAGAACTATAAAGGTGGGAAAGAATACAAGACAGGGAAAGTAGGACATATCTTCCGACCTCGTATTGAAGACGCAAACGGTGATTGGGTTTGGGGTTCTTTGCTCATTGAAAATGGAATACTCTCAGTCACCATTCCCCAATCTTTTCTTGACACCGCCAAATATCCGGTAAAACACGCAGCCGGTCTCACATTCGGATATGAAACAGCTGGTGCGAGTACGTTTACTGCCACAAATACGCAAACGAAAGTAGCTAATATGGTCGATGCTTATACGGCATCTACTGGCGATGTTATCACTCAGTTCTCTTATTATGGGAATAGCATAAGTGGCACAAACAACTTATACATTACTCCTTACACTGTTGTTTCTGGTAGCCCATCTGTCCCTGTTGACGCGACTGGTTTATTGATTTCTTTGTCTACGACACCAAGTTGGCAAAGTAGTGCAACTGGGTCTCTTTCTCTTACTGATGCGGTTAAATACTGCACGGTAACCAGATTTAATAGCTGTGCTGTCAATACTCAGATGCGATATGATGAAGGTTCTGCTCCTGGAAGATTGAACAGCAGTTCTACGACATTCACCAACCCATTTGCGGTCTCTGGAACCGATTCTGGAAGACATTATTCTTGGTATGCAACTTATACAACAAGTGGGACAGTCTATACGCTCACTGCTTCCGTTACCAGTTTCTCTGTGACTGGTCAAAATGCTCTTTTCACTCGGAGTACGAATCTCACAACCGCAGTCACAAGTTTCTCCGTAACAGGAGTCAATGCGATCCTCTCATATAATCGAACCCTTGTTGCCAGCGTTACAACATTCGCTGTCACTGGTGTCAACGCTATCCTTTCTCGTGGAATGCGATTGACTACAAGTGTGACTGCTTTCAGCGTGACAGGCGTGGACGCTTTACTCTCATACGGTAGAAGGCTCGTCGCTTCTGTCGCTTCTTTCACTGTTACAGATATCAATGCTCTTTTCTCTTATACGAGAACACTGGTGGCCTCCGTAACGACGTTCACCGCAACTGGACAGGACGCCATACTTACATATTCAGCAGGTGGGACTGTCTATACTCTCACAGCCACCGTCACAAGCTTTACAGCGACGACTGTCCAAGCAGGACTATCACACGTGAGAAGAATGATTGGGAGTGTGTCCGCTTTCTCTGTTACGACTGTTGATGCGTCTCTCTCCTTCACTCGAAGAATGATCGCTAGCGTGACAGCTTTCTCAGTCACAGGAATAGATGCCATATTTTCTAGGAGTATAAATCTTGTCGCACAGGTGACAAATTATACTGTCACAGGTATCAATGCTGTATTGACATACGTAGACGGCAGTATCACATATCCGCTCCAGATTATCATTGCCAATACAGGTAAGGTCGCTGTGTGGACAGGTTCAGGTAATAAATACATACAAGTTAATTAACTAACAAACAGGTCGATATGGAAGAATTTAAAAAAGAAATCGAAATGATAAAAGACATATCTATACGTTCGAATGAACATCTTCTTAATTACCCTGCAAGACAAAAAGAAATGCTCGAAAATTTTGAAAATATCAGAAGAGAAATGAAGGGAATAAATGGGAAAATTGACCAGATGAAACTCTTGAATGATGAATGGATTATGAAGGATTCCAAAAATCACGAACGGGTGAATCGAGTTCTCTTCGGTGACCCTCTTGACCCAAAAGATGACGGTATTCACGGTAAAATTGATGTGATGTACGGGAAAGTCATAGGGAAAGAAGGCTTCTGGGCAGAAGTATTCTTTATCGCAAAAGTTGCAGGGGCTACCACGGCGATTGGAGTGCTTTTAGCGGCACTCTGGGCGTTGCTGAAAAAGTAAAGGAAGCAAGGAGTTCACTTGTGAAGCGGGTTCCGTGGTTCTTTCACTCAGTACATTGAAAATCAGGAGTCAATAATGAAAAATCGTTTCAACGTGGTTCGTCCTACGCCAGACTACACGCCGAAGAAGAAAGAGGAAGCCGTCATTTTCTTTGAAAACTGCTGTGTCTGTGGTGTCATTATTACGGTCGGATATTACGGTCGTTTTAGTGAAGGCGGTGTGTGCAGTAAGCACTGCAATACCATTCGTGAACAACTCCCACTTTTTGGAGAACAAGATGGACATCCTCTACTATAAAGCGTATCGGAATATCATCTGCGTGGTATGTTTCGCTCTCTTCTTAGCCTCGGTGGCAAGGGCGGAATACATCAATCTGAACGACGGCGACGTGTTTGCGAAAAGCAACTGCCAAAGAAATGGTATTCACTATCTTTGCGTCGCAGTGAAGTTTCAAAAAAACGTCTACGTTCTCATCTTCGATGTCAAAGGAGAACATTCCATTTACCAAGTGATTGGTAAAGAAAGTGTCCTTATCTGGTATCGTGATTCAATCTAGGAGAACGAAATGTCATTCTGTGCAAAATGCAACGGTATCTTTACTGCGAAGATGTTCACTGGAACCTTCAAAGGAAAAGAATATCATTTATATTGTCTCGGAATCGTGCAAAAAAGGTATTTCGAGATACTTCGAAAGGAACAAAATGCAAATCCGATACGACCAAAAACACGGCGTTATCCTCTTCTTCCCGATGAATGAAATCAAGGTAGTTGTCGCTCTCTTAAAAGGGTTGTACAACTACTACAAGTTCGCTTTCATTCGTGAGGCGGTTGAGGATATGGAAGCCGACCAAAGACCACGGTTGACTCTGACAAACTATTTCCATTTTTGTTCAAAATGCGTACGAGAAATCGATGAAAAAAAAGGCGATAACTTCGTGCATTACATCAATGGTGATAAGGACGAATGGATCCATCGGCAATGCCCTCCATTCGAATATAGAGAGTGAGGTTGTCATCGTACAGCCTCGCCATTCTCTCCCAGCAATCAATGTGGACAGAACGTCAATTGATTGTTTGGAGAGGGGTCTGCTGAATCCTCGCAAAAATGAGGTGCAGAGTAAGGTTAATCGCTTACTCGATAGATAATGAGGGTAGAATTTCCCAGGAGAGGTTGATGACCTACGGATACCTATGCAGGTATAAAAAACGCAGACACCTTAAACCCATCGATTGTGATGGAGTTAAAAGACCATATTATATTGCTGACGTCAGCAAATTGATACGGCAGTAATCCGTAATATAACTATTATAGATAATGAAATCCCGCAATTCATCGTTAAAAAATTGGTTGCTCAAGTTAGCAGAGAAAAGTACTATCGAAAAGGGTGGAAATTTATTAGTGGTGTGCTCACTTTTTGCATCGTTTTCATTGTTATTGTGGTTCTATTGGTCTTGCTGGCAGGCAACGCTCTAGGAGACTTTGAACCACGAGAATATTCTAAATTGTCTAATCCATTCGAGAAATAATCTATGAGAGAATTCACATTTTGGTACAAGACGAAAGTCAAAGCCCCGTCGCTTCAGAAGGCGATGCTTATCGAGGCAAAAAAGAAGCCGATACTTTCATCTGTCGAGCATAAAGACGATGAAGAAAGAGAGTTGACATCAGCAATCGGATTCTCTATCAATACGGAATCTGATTATGAAGACGAATAATTCATTAAATAATAATATGGCAAGAATTATAAAGAAACAGTCTAAAGGAATTTACAGTAATAATCTCAAGAAGATGAAAAGCCTCTACTTTTGGAAAGGATTTAATTCATTCAACTGGTACATCCTCGGACTCGGTGTAGCCTTAGGCTATGTGCTTGGGAAAATATGAACATAACTTGGAAAGGCAGTCCGAATTACGCTAAAGGAAAAGGAAAAAGCGAAATCATTGTCGTCCATATTATGGCCGGTTCTCTTTCAGGAACAGATGCGTGGTTTGCTAACCCGAAGTCTCAAGTCTCCTCTCACTACGGAGTCGGGACGAATGGCGAGATCCACCAGTACGTCAAAGAAGAAGATACGGCTTGGGCGAACGGACGAGTCTCCAATCCCACCTCCAAAATTGTGAAGCAAAAAGGAGGCAATCCAAATAGCTACTCTATCTCCATAGAGAACGAAGGAAATGACCTCTCTCAAGCGTCAAAAACCCACCTAGAAACGCTCAAGGCTCTGATTGATGACATCTGTACCAGAAACGGCATACCGAACGACAGAGAGCATATTATTGGGCATTACGAGATATACGATTTGAAGCCGAATTGCCCATCAAAAGATAAGTCAATAATTGATACACTCATAAACGATATGCGTCCAACAAAGAAACTTGCAGAGGCCTATAAAGACCTCGTCGGAAAAGAAGCAGGAGACAATATGAACGAGAATGAGCAAGATAAGTTCGCCGAGAAGATTCAAGAGCTGAAAAACAGACCAGAAGTCGTCAAGGAAGTAAAGGTCGAGATTCCTGCTACCGACGAACAGGTGAAAGTCGCCACTCGCAGTTATATTCAGAAGTTTTTAGATTTATTATTCAAATAATATGAACGAAGCACTCAAAAGCAGAATCAAGTCGTTAGTTTGGAGAACAGGAATGATGGTAGCAGTTGTTGTACTCAGTTTTGTAGTCGATAATGCGACAGAACTTCAAGTACCATCGTATATTACTGTATTTGCCGGATTGATTGCCGGTGAGATATCGAAGTATCTGAATAGCTCGAGATAGCTTGACAGAGAACCAGCTTTCCTGTACAGTGTGTATATGAAAGCTAAAACCAAGCGGAACAAAAGAATACTAGCGTTACGAGCAAAAGGTTTGTCGTTTCGCAAAATCGCTTTTGCTGTGAAAATATCCCCTAACCGGGTGTATCAGATAGTAGAGCGAGAAAAGAAAGAGGGCTAATGGCTCTCTTTTTTTGTACACTTGACACGCCACAAAAAAACTGCTAGAATAGAGGTACGAGCTTGAAACCGACAATCCTTATTAAGTGATTGCATTCCAAAGTAAGGCTCAAAAGTAAAGAATCCGACTTTTAACAGGATTCACGAATAATAGGTATTGGCGGGCTGAGGGAGCGGTTATTCCTTCCTCCGCCATTATCTCAAAACCTTATGTACAAGTACGAATACTTGTTCGACGCAGACAAGGCAGACATCTACTCCGGGAGCAGAAGCTATGTGACGGTCGAAGACGCAGAGAAGTGGGTCACTGATCCAGCTCACTACGAAACAGAGAACCTCATCGAAGCTCTCCGGAAAGAGGAACTAGAGAAGAAACAAGAACGAGCAACAAAGTGGGAACATTTTTGGGAAGGAAGAAACAGGATTGATGATCACGACTGCGGAACAGAGAGCGGAGACGGTTGCCAGGTGTGTTGGAAAAACCAAGAACTAGCTCACTAGTATGACAAAGACACAAATATCAACATTCCTCAAAGACCACCCAGAGTACCGAGAGAGGAAATACATACCTCTCATAGTCGAAATGCTCACAGGCGTTCCAAGGGACAAGCAGATAGATGTGAAGGTCGCAATACGAAGGCTTCAAGAGCAAATCCCCAATGATGACTTCGGACGAAAAGCAGAAGTCGAGTGGAGAGAAGAGCGAGGAATGAAAAGTATTGTGGAAGAGGCAGAGGACGCTAACAGAATAAAAAAGGTGTTTTTAAATGGATCGTTATATAGAGTGGTATGAAATGTACAAAATGTAACGAAGATAAAAGTTTGCAAGATTTTTGTAAAAGGAAAGATAAAAAAAGAGGATACAGCTATTCGTGTAAATCTTGTAAGAAAGAATACGACCTAAAAAGGTGGAAAGTATACAGAAAAACAGAGAAATATAGAAGTTATGTTCAAAAATATCTAAAAACAGATAGGTATAAAGAAAGCAACAAGAAATACAAGCAATCAGAAAAAGGGATAAAGAACAGAAAAACGTACATTCAAAATTATTCTAATATGCCAAAAGTTATAGAACACAGGAGAGAGTTCTATAAGTCGGAAAAGTTTAAGCAGTGGAAAAAGAATAAGAGGAATACAGATCCGGAATATAAATTGAGGACATTATTAAGAACAAGGTTGTGGTGTGCTCTGAAACGGAACTATAAGTCTGGATCAGCTGTAAAAGATCTAGGATGTTCTGTCAAAGAGTTAAAAAGCTATTTAGAAGAGCGTTTCAAAGAAGGTATGACTTGGGAAAACCACGGAAAGTGGCATATAGACCATATAAAACCACTATCAAAATTTGATTTAACTAATAGGGAACAATTACTAGAAGCAATACATTACACAAATTTACAGCCATTGTGGGCGGAAGAAAACCTAAAAAAACATAATAAATAATCGGGCGAAGGGTGATAGCCAAATAAAATGAAAAAACAAAACATCATCGTCAGAACATTGAAAAATAGAGTACGAAAAAACGAAGACATCTGGACTACTAAGAAAGCAGAGAAAGCACTTCTTCAAATAGCAGGAACACTCACATTCATCGTCATCGTCAATAGCCTCATAAACATAGCCCAAGCAGAGCCAACAGTTCATTACCTTGAAAACAAGCCAATCGACTACGGTGCAAGTAAAGAACCTCAGTCAGAGATTTCCAACGATTCTCACAATGACGAAGGGAAAGACGGTACAGCGGTCGATATAGTTTCAACAGAGACGATCGAGGAGAAGATAGCCAGAGCGTTTCCAGAACAGAAAGAGTTAGTAACGGCAGTTTTCAAAGCAGAATCAGGACTTCGCACTGACGCAATAGGCTGGAACTGCTACTACAACGGAAAAAGTAAGGCGTGTCTCGAACAGGATAGAGATAAGGCGTGGTCAGTAGATTGCGGTATCGCTCAAATAAATGTTAAAGGAAAGTCTTGCCCTAAAGAGCTTTTCAATCCAGAGCATAACCTCGAACTCGCTCGGAAAAAGTACGACACCAAACAAGGTCTCAATCACTGGTACGCATACATTAACCAGACATTTATCAAGTATTTATAACTCTATGTCAAAAGTAAAAGAACTCAAAGCAGAACAAGAACAAGCAAACAATGAAAAATTGGATGCCTCATATAGCAAAGTGTCTCTCTATAATATCATCGAGGCTCAAGATTTCATCGAACGAATGAAACAAGAAGATGACACGGAACTCGAAGAATACTCAAAGTCGCTTGCTATTCAGGAAAAGAACAAAGTGAATGCCATTGTCGGATTTCTTAGAGAAACAGAATTGACAGCTGAAAGTGCAGATGTGGAATCAAAACGACTCGCCGAGATATCAAAGTTTTACAAGAATCGTACCGAACGGATCAAGAAGTCAGTCGCATACGCTATGCAGGCTCACGGAATAGAAAAGATTGAAACGGATATGTTTCGCCTCTCATTTAGAAAATCGGAAAGCATCTTGGTCGATGATGTCGAGTTGTTGTCAGAAAAATATGTAGTATTCAAAAAATCAGCAGACAAAACAGCAATAAAAAAGGCTATAAAAGATGGAATTAACGTCGAAGGAGCCAGAATAATTGCAAATAATAATTTACAGATTAAATAATATGTCTATCATCGCAACACAACCAGACAAGCAAGAACGAGAACTTATTAAAGCAGGTACACACGCCGCCTATCTCTACCGAGTTATTTATCTCGGAACGCAGAAGAAAACTTTTGAAGGTAAGGAAGTTCAACAGCAGAAGATATGGATTGATTTTGAACTCCCAAAAGAGGTAGTCGAGTACGAAGACAAGGAGACCAAGGAAAAGAAAACCTTTGTGCGTACGATTGGGGCAGAATATACTCTCTCGCTTTCAGAGAAAGGAAAACTCTTGCCTCTCATCCAAGGATGGCTTGGACGATCACTCA